AGAGAGCATAAGAAAAAATTAACCCACAATTATCATGATAATAAGTTTATGCAAAGAGCTTATAATAAATATAAAGATGGAGGTAAAATTTATTATCAGATACTTGAAATTTGTAGCCAAGATGAATTAAAAAATAGAGAAAAATACTGAATTGATAAACTACGTCCTGACATTAATATTGTTCAAGATCCTACTATGGAAAATACAACTTGTTTGTACAATAGCTCTGGAGCTAAACCTGTATATCAATATTCATTAACTGGGGAATATATAGGAGAATTTCCTTCGGTCAGTGAAGCAGGAAGACAACTAAATAAGAATTCTCGTATTATTAGCCAGGCTGCTTCAGATAATTCCGTTTTTAAATCTGCTCATGGTTATCAATGAAGTTATCATAAAGTTGATAGAATGCCTTATTATGTTAATAATAGTAGTAAGGCAACAAATAAAAAAGTAGAGATCTTAGACACTGTTTCTGGATTAAGTAAAATTTATAATAGTATTGCAGATGCAGCAAGAAGTATCTGTGAACCTCAAGATAATTTTAACTCTATTTGTGCTTCTATATCAGGAATTTGCCGCAATAAGGGTAAATTAGTAAAACATAGGTATAAATGTAAATATTTATAAGTGCGCGAGTAAAATTCCGTGAATCTGGGAAAACCCTATAGGACAACCCTAATCCAAGCTTTATAGAAATATAAAGAAGGATCAACGACTAGTAGATACTGTCTTAACAGGTGATGCTGAAGAGAATGAACTACCACGAGTGCGGAAGTATAACCTATATGTATCAACATTTAGTGGTTATATAAGATATAGTCTGAACTATATAGCAATATATAGAGGTAAAGGATAAAGAGCCTTTACGATAACAATAACGGCTTTACCTATGTTCTTGCAAGCTACAATGGAACTTATTGATAGAGGAGAATATATTTCATGGAAGCTGCCTAAAAATTGTACTATTGTGCTAACCTCTAATCCTGATAATGGTGATTATAATGTTAGTACTATGGATAATGCTCAGAAAACTCGATATATTAATTTTGAGATTGAGTTTGATATTAATGTTTGAGCACGTTGGGCAGAGACTGATAAACTAGATTCTAGAGCAATTAATTTTGCATTACTATATCCAGAAATTTTCGAAAAAGAAGGAAATGTGCAAAAAATTAATCCAAGAAGTTATGTTACTTTTTGCAATGCGATTTCTGGCTTAAAAGATTGGAGCACTTCTGAAAATTTAGCAATGATTCTTAATATTGCTAAAGGGTGTTTTACATCTAAAGAAAATATTGTTGGTAATTTGTTTACTACATTTATTGCAAATAAGTTAGATAAACTAATTGCTCCTAAAGATATGTTGTTTGAGCCCTGGGATACTGTAAAAACTAAAATTAAGAATTGTGTATATGATAGTAATGGTTATCGCCCAGATATTGCATCTGTATTATCCACTCGTTTGCTTAATTATAGTCTTTTATATTTTGGAGAAAAGGGTGCTAAAACTGAAGTAGTTCAAGATCGTTTACTTGAATTTATCAATTCTCCTGAACCTTTATTAACTGAAGATTTATTATTTCATTTAGTTAAAACTATTACAACTAAATTTTCAGGAAGAGCAAACAAATTACTTATGAATCCTAAAATCAGAGCTAAAATTTTATAATATGAAACTAAATGGAATTGATATTTCCTTCCTTGTTCCTTATAGAAGAAATAATGGATCAGCAAATTTATGCAAATGGTCTTCATATCATTCAGAAAATATACATTTTTCATCTAGAACCTCAATGGTTTTACATTCTCCTAAAGAAGTAGAAGATGCTTTAGCTAATAAGCTTACAGACCTATCAGATGTAACAAAACTATATTTTGATTCTAGTTCAACATATCCTAGATTCAAGATTAGAGATACAGAATTTCAAAGGGTTATTAAGGTAGATAAGTGTGAAGCTGCTATAGTTCCAGATTCTCTTAAATATTGTTCTGGTACTGGAACATATTATCTATTTGAGTATACAGAACCTGATCAAACTAAGAAAATTTATAGTATTAGTCCAGAATTATTTAAAAATTCAGATCCTTATATTTATAATGATATTTGTTCTTATGGAAGTGATTTTATTGATGGAGTAAAAACTATTAATACTTTACCTAAAGGAGCGGTCCCTATTTATGCAGGAAAACTAATTTTCTGTGACGAAACTTTTGTAGAGACAATTAGTAATATAGTCTCAATCTATCCTAAATATGCAAAAGAAAGTACTTTAGATAAACTTGTTAATGGAACTTTAGAAAAATTTACTGAAGAAAGCACTTTATCATTAAATGATATGTTAGCATCAACTGATGAAACTACAGTAGAGCTTGGATTAAAAGTTTTGCAGGGAATGAATGTTACAGAAAGTCCTGCCACCGTAACATGTTTACTATATGGAAACTATGGTAATATAGCAAAAAATAAGGCAATGGGAACAACTGGAGTATCTCAAGTTTTTAAATCTTTGAAGATTGACACAAGATACATCGCGTATGATTCCATTTCTGCTCTTGCTCAAGCTCTAGAATTAAATACATGGAAAACTGCAACTTCAGACGATAAGTCCTTAGCATGTATCCTTTGTAGAAGTATTATTACAAATTTTTACAAAGAAAAGGATAAAGAGGTTATGGACAAACTTTATCGATTACCTTTCAAAATTAAAACATATGTTGACTAGAAATATTTTATGTATAGCAGGTTTGAAAGGGAGTGGTAAAGATGAAAGTGCCAAAATGCTTCAATTTTGTTTAAATTCCCCAAAATGAATGCAAACATATTGAATGTATAAGCACTGTAATATTTTTACAGAAGGAAAATTTAAAATTTGCAGGTTTGCAGATACTTTAAAATGCCTTCTTTCCATTCTTCTTAATGTAAATGTTGAGAAATTTGAAGATAGACAGTTTAAAGAAGATTATTATGTAGATTTTAATACACTAACAATTCATCATAAGAATTTTGTAGAAAGAGACAAAATTCTAGTTGATAACAAATTTTCAAAGTTAGCTAAAGATCTTAACCCTTCCTTAACGGAGGATTATTGGCTATCTATTAGACAAGTTCTGCAATATTTTGGAACTGAGATAATGCGATATTATTTTGGGGATAGACTATGAATTTTAACTACCTATGAACAAAAATATAAAAATATGATTATCTCTGATTTGCGATTCCAAATTGAATTTGAGGAATCTAAGAAAAGAGGAGGGAAAGTTATTTATATTCATAGACCTGAATGCAAAGCAGGTTCTCATGCTTCAGAAAGAGAACTCTTAACATTATATGGAAATGGAGACTATGATTATTTAGTTAATAATGATGGTTCACTATCTGATTTATTTTATAAAATAAAAAATATTAGTAAATTATGCCTACAGAAATAAAACGATGTGGATATTGCGAAAGCAATAAAATTGAACATGAATTCCAGGATAATAAATATGGAAAGTATATTCGAGTTTTTAATCTTAAAGAATCTGGAAAAGGTTCTAGTTGTACAGTGTGCAATGGAGGATTAAAAAGTAAAAAATAAAAAAAATAACCCCTACTTGCTATGTGCAGGTAGGGGTTATTTTTTTACTCCTCTAATCATTTATTTACAGAAGGACGGATAGGTTTAAACATTCCAACAGAGTTTACTGTTCCAGATAGGGCAGCTTCTGCAACATTTAAATCATCATCTCCAGCTGCTCTAAAGAAATTTCTAGCAGCATTTTGAATAATATTAAACGAAGGGGGCTCCCATGTAAATAAACTTTGATCTAAAAGTCGTAATACGGAAAAATCTTGAGTAGATTGATCTGCTATTCAGTATAGATTTTGGAACATAGAATCTGCATTTTGAAGTTGCTTTTTATAACTAATTCCTGTTACTTCTGGATCATCAAAAAACATCATTCGTATTAATGTAATAAATAATGTTGATAATAGAAGATCATATAAACCTTGAAGTACATTTGAATGTCTAATATCTCCCTTCTTACCATACTCCTTCCATAATTTTTTATATACAGAAGTATCTCCGTTGCGAAGAGCTTCATATGTACCTATTCCCAGGTCCTTAAATAAATGAATATACGACTGGAAAATTCCTTCCATATATGCGCCAGTTCAGCCTAACTTTGGTTTTGCGTCTGCTGCATATTGTTTATACTCACCTTCTAAATCCTTATCATTTACTATACGTACTTCTAACGGACTGTTACTTATCGCTATAGACCATAGTTTATTTCCTGAAGAATCCGTTAGTTGTTCATAACTACCTCTAGCAGTTTGATCAGTTCTCACTTGGAAATACATCATTTTTTTAGCAGACATGAAAGCCATGAACTGCTTGAAGATTCCTCCGATAGCAGTCTTAAAGAATCATGCTTTCACTTCTTTGTCGTAGTAACCAAAGGACATATCAGCAAAAGACTTAAAGGAGTTACGTTGTAAATCTGTATATGCTTTAGGAAGATTAGGAACTTTACCTGGTTCTGGACTTGGAATCTGATTAGCCACTCCTAATTCCTTATTCATATCATTTCTCATAACCATATATAAAGATTCCTGTTCATTAAACTTTGTTTTTAATTCCTTAGGTACTTTACTATAGTCTCCCTTATATTTCACGTAGACATCAAATCTTTTGTCTTTTGCCATATTGTACTTTAATTCCCTTACTCCATCCTTAGATTCCACTAATTCATGAGCATCCCAACAACCATCATGAATCATTTGGGCGATGAACATTGACATTCGATTCCAATAATCAGGAGCTGTTAAAGATCATGACATAAACCTATTAAATGTTGCGAACACACCAGTCTTGTTAGAAGTTACCTGCTCTGGAATCTCAGTAATTGACATATTAGCCATTCCATAGAACTCATTAAGAAGCTCTACTTTAGTAACATTCATAATGAAATTAGGAACATCTCCAGTTAAAATACCCAAAGCTTTGGTATATTCTCCCACTCCAAAAGTATCCTTACCATAAGATGCAAACATAGCTTTACTTATATTTGTCCAAAAGCCCATTATAACCTCTCTTGGGACATTCATTATGTTCCAACCAAGAGCTACTGCCGATGCGGCAGCACGAACTGGAGCAATTACTTTATAAGCAGTCTGAACCTCAGGAGCCATAATACTATCGTTATATATAGCACTTTTTACATACTTTTTAACAAATTCTTCGAAGTTAGGAAGTTCTTTACCAGTTATATAAGATTGGAATTGTATAGAATAAAGTGCTCCTTTTATTGCGGGTATAACTTCCATGTCAAAAACTTTTTGAGACTCCATAGCTATTGTAAAGGTATCGAGTATTGTCTCTAAGTCCATGGAAAAGTTTTTAATTCCACCATTCTTCTCAATGATGTCTCTACGAACATTTGGATTTTTTCTAGATTCAAATTCATTATAAACACCTTGGAATAAATCAGAAACTTTTTTACGCTCTTCTATTTGTCCCTCCAAAGTGTCTTTCATTTGAACCGCTTTATTTCTAATCTCATCGTACCAGGAACGAATAGAAGGGAAGTTAATTCCGCCTTTTGGATCTCTGAATTTGTCTAAACCATTTGCTCTAAGTAATGGAATAAAGTAATCCTCCCTATTAAATTGTTCTTCCTTAACATCCCTTCAAGACTTTCATTTATACTTCTTCTTATCATAGGAATATTTATTTAACTCATAAAGAGTATATTTAATAAAATCCCTTTGAGTTGGAGTTAAGCTTGTAGAAGTTCACGGATTTTTGAGGATATAATCATCA